GCTTTTAAATTAGGTCTTCGAGTTGTAAGATGTTGTCCTGCATAGCTTCATACAGTTGAAAAGATAGAATAATTAAAGGCAAATATAAGCCTTTTTATTTAATACGCAAGTTTTTTAAAAGAAAAAAAGGGTCCGTCGAATCAACGCGGGCCCTCCCTCCTTTCAATCAAAAATTAAAAACTTTTTTAAACTAACAAAAAAAAATGTGCTTTCAAGGCTGTAAAGATAGTAATTAATTTTAATTAAGTCGATTTTATTTTAATTTGTTGCTGGTTTTTTGCCTCGTCCAGCGTTTCAAGTACAAGAACCGTCTGAACGGCCTGCGGGTTTTCTTGGTTTGGCGCGGCGTCTACCGTCGCAACGGTCGCGGTCCTTGCTGGGTTTTCGAATACGGCCGCAGGCGTTGAGGTCGTGCCTCCTCCAGCCCCGCTACTACCTCCAGCGCTCGAGCCCTTGTCTGTTTTTAGTATGTTTCTAACGGCCGCAAATCCCGAAGCCGCAACAAATGCAACGTTTGCCACTTTTAGCCCTATTTCGTAAGGCGTCACGGCCTTAGTCGATAGCTCTGCCGTTATACCTTGGTACGTGTTTATAAGCGCTGAGGCAACCGATAAGGCCTTGCTCTCGCCAAAAATTAACTGAGCCGCGGCGATTGCCTGCTGAGCGATACCGAACTGGGCGTCGCGCTTAGTCTTGGCAACTTCTTTGTCGATAGCCTTTGTCGCTTGGGCGTAGCGCCTCTCCTCGAGTAGTCGGATAGCGGTTGCCTCTTTCGCTGTGATCTTTTCGTTTTCTAGGTCCAGCGCGACAAGTCTCTGTTTCTCTTCGTACTCAGCGAGTAAAATTTGGCGGCGGATCTCGCTCTCGGTGATGCCTTGCTCTTGGATCGTTAAGAGCCTAGTCTCGAACGCTATCGCGTCGAGCGCCTCTTGCTCCTGCTTGCGCATTTTTTCGGACTCTTCGAAAGTCTGGTTAATGGCGGCAACGTTGGCGAGGTAACCCTTTTGTATTTCCTCGAGCGCCTTTGCTTTGTCGACCTCAGTAAGTAGCTGCGACTTTACGCGCTCAGTCTCTACTTTTTTCAAAAAGTCGGCGTTTGCGATTAGCTCGTCGCGCTCTTGCAGGCTTAACGCCTTTTTATCCTCAATAGCCTTTGTCTGGGCCGCCAGCTCGTCGGCTATCGTTTTATTTGTGATCTCGAGAACTTTCGCTGAAAAGTCCGCCGCGTTTTTTATTCTCTCGGATCCGTTCTGCAGCTTGTCGAGTTGGGCGTAGTAATTTTGATAAAAAGCCAGTTGATCGTCGGCGCTTCGGCGTTCGCCCTCAAAAACTATAACGGTGTCGTTAAGCGCTTTAAGCTTGCGCTCACGCTCGGCGGCTGCCTGCTCTTTTGCTTTGTCTGCAGCCTCTTTTCTTAGTGAGTTTAGGTTTGTTAGCTGCTCCGACTCTTGCCCGCTTATACGCTCCCGAATGTCTGAGACTTTCGTCTCGGCTTGCGCCAGCTCGTCGAGGTTGTCCTTGCTCCGACCTGTTAATTTTATGCGCAGGTTTGCGATTGCGACGCCTTGGTTTGCGATACGTAGCTCGTCGGAGGCTTGCTGTTTAAGCGTAGCGCCTAGCGCGTTATTGGCTTTTATTCGCTCGGGTATGCTCTTACTCTCGTCGTCTCTTAACTGCCTTAGCTTCTCAGCTTGACGCTGGAAGTCGAGCTGTATTTTTTGCGATTGTCGCTGTGCGGCGTTGAACTCAGCCTCCGCGTCTGCCAGCTGTTGCGTGGCTTGGATCGAACCCTTAACGCTTTTAGTAAAATTGTCGACCGACTTCGCGGCGTTGGTAAAGCCGATAGCATTAAGCCCTTTTGATATTAGCCCGAGAGTCTTTTCGGCCACTTCGCCCGCAAGCTCGAACGCTGCGACTATCTTGTCGATTAAGAACTCGCCTAGCGGTTTTAATACTGCAAAGACGGCGTTTAAAATCCCTTTGAACCCTGCCAGTGCTCTGCTAAACTTGTTCGATGCCGTCTCGCTTTGGCTTAACGCCGTGAAGACTGAGACTAAAAGAATGACCAGTGCCCCTATACCCGTCGAGATTATCGCCGCTTTTAAAAGCTTCATCCCTACGGTTGTTCCAGCAGTCGCGACGGTTACTTGCGTTTGGGCCACGGCTTGAGCCTCGGTCGCCGTCGTTTGTACTGCGGTCGTCTGAGCTGCTGTCTGGCTTGCCGTTTTAAAACCTAGTGTCGCGCGTGTCGATTGTATCGCGCTATTAGTGTAATTTGTCACGGCGTCGGCCGACTCGCCTACTATAGACGCGAAGCCCGCTACTACTGTACGCGCTTGCTGGAAGCCTGGTATTGAATTGTCTAACGAGCTACTAAGCTCGAATATTTTTTGCCTATAGTTGCCTGTAATATTTGCCGCTTTTTCGCTAGCGTTGCCGTTAGCAACTATAAATTCTTTGTTTTGATCTAGTTTGGCGTTTAGCAATGTGATAGCCTCGGCGCCCTCAGTTGTTGAGGCGTCTATCTGGTTACGCGTTTTTAACAGCTCTTTGTTTTGCGCGTTGGCTTGGTCGATAGTCTTCGCGTTTTGCGTTAACGCCGCACTATTTTTGATCTCGGCCAGCGTCACGTCGTTAATTGCGTTTTGCTGCGTTCGATATTGCGCCGTAAGCTTTTTAAGCTCGGCCTCGTTTTCGACGAACTGCTTGGTCTGTTCGCCCGTCGCGTCGCCGTTCTTTAAAATGTCTTTTCGAAGTTCGGCGTTTGCCTTTTGCAGCTCGAAAATTTCTTGCTTAGTCTTAACGATAGAGTCGGCCGCTTCGGTTCGGTCTATCGTTAGAGTTGCAATGTTTATGATGTTCGATTCCATATTTTTAAAGTTGTTCGCTTACGCGGAATTTCCAAATTACATTTGTTTGCTCGATTGCGCCGTCCATTGTACCCGAGCCTGCCCTGTCCTCCTCGGATAGATCCGCGTAAGCCTCTATCAGGATACTATCTCCAGCGGCTACACTAAAAGTTTTCGAGGCCGTCACGTTTAGTAATTCAATTGAGCGCCCCCCATCCCTAAATCGATCGATTGCGCCGTTAGAGTAGACGGTTAGAAGAAAAGCGCCGTTTTTCCAAACGTTGTATGACACTTTTGTTCTAGCCTCTGCGCCCCCACCTCTATTTGAGCAATCTAAAAATAGGCGTCCGATAGTAAGCTCAACGCTGACACTCGAGGCTCGGTCGAACTGCAAAACTTTAAACGCCGTAGGCGGTAGCGTGGCGAAAGACGGCAAGGGGCCCCTTGCAGGTAGATCCCCAATCATGGGGGCAAACGTGTCGGCTATGTTTAAAGGCGTCGTAATTCTAGCCGCATAGTTTAGTCGGCGTCGGGTCCCGTTTGTATCGCTTACGGCGTAACGGTAGACCGTGCCCGCCTCGCTTCTAAACTCAGACAAAAAGTTCGCGCGGCCGTTGTGGGCTACGTTTATTTTTGCCGTGCGGCTTGTCCCGCCCTCAGCTGATACGAACTCGAAAAGTATATCCGAGTTGCTTTTAACGTTCTCCGCTTCAATGTTTGAGACCTTAAGCTCAAAGCCTGCGCTCACGTCGAATGATGCAGGAAACGAGAGAACCTGCGCCCCATTGACAAAAATACTATTTTTCGTAAGGTCTGCGGATCTTATTACGATCGTTTGCGCGGGGCTCTCGTTATAGGCTGCATATAGCACGGCCACGTCTAAAATAAATACATCGCCGTAAAAGTCGACGCTGAGGTTTTGATCGAATACGATAGGCACGTCGGCGGGCGTTCTCTCGATCATTAAGGCCTTAACGCGGACCTCGTCCTTTTTAGTTGTAAAATTTAGCTCCAGCGGCAGCCAGTAAGTCGCCAGCTGCTTAATAAAAAACACTTCTTGCATTTTAAACTCGGACAACATTATCGCGTCATACCTAAATCTCAACTGCGCCACGGTCGGCAAGGCTATATTTTTAGTATAAGGCTGGTGGAAGAGCTGCCAAATTTCCAAAATGTTAGGCGAAACGGCCTTGTACATATTTTCGAAGCTTCTAGCCCCGTTATAGTATATCGGTACATTTGTAAGCGTGTCCTCAAATCTAAAAATATTTAAGGTTTGCGGCTCGGTTAGTTCGCCGATCGTACGAGGCGGCAGGCTGCCGTCGTCTTCGAGGTCTTGGTCGCCAAATAGGCGTAAATTTCCAGCGCCGAAGTCACTACTCAAATAGTTGAACGTTTCGACTATGCTCTTATTATTGTCGAAAAAGCCGTTAAAAAAGTCTGGGCTCTCAGAATAGGACAAAGTATTCTTTTTCGCTAAACCGCCGTTAAAGGCGTACTCCGTGAAGCCTACGAACTTACTGGAATAGTCGACAAACTGGGCCTTTCGGCTCTCTATGTTTTTCCAGAAATAAACCCCCACCGTTTTCGAAGAGTCTGAAACCTCTATAAACCCGTTAAAAGTTTTTAAAAAAGACGTCACAAACTCGAAAACGGTCAGCGTGTCGCCGAACTGCGGCGTTCCGTCCGTACCATACCAGCCTACATTCGAGCTAACGTAATAGGGGGGTAGGTCTTCGTCAGTCATTATATCGCCAGTAACGGCGTAGCCTATCTGTGTGAAGACTTGCAGCATTAAATTTTTAAGGTTTAGCAAAATAACGCTCTCCTCTACGACTATAAAGCCGCTCGAGTCCTGCGCAGATATTGGCGCGGTTCGGGCTGCTATGTTTGACGAGGTGTTAAAAAATTTAAAAGTAAATAGGCTCTTCGGATAGTCGACCTCGGTGTTAATCTGTTGCATTAATACCGTTTTCGCCTTAGCCACAAAAAGGCTATCCGTAAATATCAAGTATACGGGGATTGTCTCGGCATTCTCTTTTTGTACTTTGAGCGTCTGACGCTTCAAAAATATGCAGCCGTTTAGTACTACGTCGACCGAGTAGCCCGCCGTCATGCTTTTAGCCTTTGAGTTCGGCAAGTAGTTAATACCTAAAAGCCGTCTATTTTTAGAGCTATTTTTTAGCGTGAAGTTATTTGAATACGAGAACTGCTCTTGTATGCCGTTAAGCTGCTGTGACTTTTTAAAAGTGACTAGGCTCTCGGCGTCAAGGTCTAACTGCTCGTTATTTATGAATGTTTGGATCATAGCTTAAAGTTACCCGAGTTCGTAATTTTGGCTTTTATCTGAAAGTCAAAGTTTCGAGATTGCTTCGCCGCCGTGCCCGTCACTTCACACTCGATAAAAAAGTCATTACCGTTGATCTGTTTTAAGTTCATTTCGATTTTAGGCGACCTCAGCAACATGTCGAAAAGCTCATGTAATTGTATAATTTTTGAGCCCTTAAAAGTTATTTCGTTTTTATAGTCGCCACCAGACTGCACGCTCGGCGACTTGTTCTCGTTTTCGTTGAAAAAATTACGGTCGTAAAACGTTACTTTTGATCGGTCGGCGTTATTGGTGTCAATAGGCGCGTAAAAGTACGAGAACCCGCCTTTGTTGTTTATAAATCTAAATTGTACGGTGTTGTCAGCCTCATCGCGATAGTTAAACGCCTGCAATGTTTTTGCGGGGTTTTGGTTGGTGCTCGTTACCGAGATCAAAGACTTAACGGCTGAGACCTGCGGCGCTGTTAGCTTGTAAGTCGCCACGCCGTCAACTGGCAGGATTGCCGAAGTTATGCCCCCGACCGTTAGGCTGTTGCCCGTTAGCTCGTTTTGGAATATCGAAACGTAATTATCGAAGCCCTCACAGACTTCTATTACTTCGGGCGTTAGGAACGTCAACTTGTCCGCCACTAATGGGCTGCCTATCTTGTCGAATAAAAGGCGCTCGCCTAAAATCGAGAAGTATACGCCGTCGAGGTCGTCAATCGCTCCTATGCCGTCAGTAAATACAAAATTATCGAAAATATAATTATCAAAGCGAAACGCGTCGTCGCTTGGCAGCGAGCCGTCTCGAATTTTTAAGCTGGTCGTAAACTTTTCAACGGCTAAGTTTTTTGAGCCATTGAAGTCAAACTCGAAGCCGTGCAGCTGCAACGCCTTGAAAAACTCTGAGGCGTCAACGGTAAAGACTTTCGTCTGTGTGTTAGGGAAAATGTTTCTTATTACTGCCGTTTTGTTGGCCCACTCTGAACGGATAACCACGTCGCAAACATAGTCGTCAAAATTGCCGACCTCTGAATCTGTTGTAAATTCAAAAATTACGGGGCTTGTGCAGTTGAAAAACTGTGCAGGTTGTTTGATTAACGTAATAGCCATGAAGTCTTAAGTATTTCGTTTTTATTCTCTTCTATTGCAATATTCATAATGCGCTGCACGTTCTCGGGGCTCAAAACCTCTTGCAATTTAGTAGATCCGCCTTGACGATCCCAGCTTGTTCCCTCTGAGAGTATCGAAGCTAGTACAGCGTAAGGGTCTAACGTTCCTGCTAAGCCTTTCGCCTCTATCCACGTTTCAATATCTTCAAGGCTTGGAGGGTTTTCGAATTGCGTCCCGTCTCTAAGTTGCAAAATATAATCTTCGGCGTAGACTCTCACTTCGTCTATCGTCTCGGTCTTAGTTGTTTGCGTGCTTATGCTCTCGATTAATTGCCGAGTAGCTACCATGTCTTCGGCGACTATTGCGCCTCTGAGTGGCTGTATAAGTTCGTCGTCAACTAATGCCTCTAAGTTCATAGTATTACTTCTTAAGGGTTGCCCGCCTCCCATTCGAGACGCTATCGTCACGGACTTACGGCGAGGCGTCTCCGCCCGCTCACCGACTTGGTTCGCCCTATGTTACATTAAAATTGTATAAGCCACTTCTACGCCCGTGCAGCTGCCCGCTTTGGTGTACTTTACTGAATTGTAAAGCGGTCGCAAATTATTGATATTTATCTCAACGTCGCAAGCGGCGTAAAACCGCAGCGCGTTTGCAAATTGTAAGTTTAAAAGCGGCTTAACGATGTCGACGAACTGCCCCGCGTTTGAAGTTGAGGCGCTTGTTTCAGTGCCAATGTCGGACGGCTGGCCTACAAAAAGTACGCCGTCAAACCTCATGCGCGCGCCGCCCGCTTCGGGTGTGCCTACGTCGGCCCTATTGATAAAAAACCAATTGTGCGCGATCTCGTTGTGAGTCACGCCCGTCGGGTCGGTATCAAAGTACTGAAAGCCGTTAAACTCTGCGATATATCTAAAAACGTCGCTAGGGTCCGCCACGGCTGGCAGTTGGTAAGTCCCGTCTTTTGGTTTTAAGATGCTCATTGTTTTAGAAAATCGTTAAAGTCTTTTGCGCTAAGCTCTAGTATATTTGTGATAACTATATCGTTTTCGGCAAATTGCGGGTTTGCTAACGCTATATTTTTAACCGTCGCAGCGTTATTAACGAAAGCCCCTTCTTCGTTTTGGACCCAGCAGTTACCTGCTGATTGGTTTTTACTGTTTCGAGCGTCGTAAAAAACTATAAAATATCTGCACATAGCTATTTTTTTTTCGGTTTGTTGCGCTCGTACTCGTTGAACGCGTTTAATTTATCGGCTAAGATAGATAAAATAATTGTATCGAGGTTAAAAAGCTCTCTTTTTTCTTGTCGCTTCTCGTTGAAGTTTACGGGGATAGCCTTTTTATCCGCCCAGTAGCTTATATAATAAAATTTATTAACGACGTCATTCTGGAAGCCCTTAGAGCTGCCCTCGATGTTATAAGAGGCGTTCACGTGCTCGATTGCTTCACGGACGTACTTTATCGCCTCGACGAATTTATGTGTAAAAGCTTTTAAGATTATGCCCCGAAAAGCTGGCGGGCTCTCGATGCTAAAGCTCTCGTAAAAGCGTAGCGTTATAGCTGCGAGCTCGTTTTCGCTCTTGGCTTCTTGCAGGTCCAGCCAGTCAAAAGCGTTGATCTTGTCGACTATTTGCTCGGGTGTGATACCGAGCTGCAGGAATTTAGCCAGCGCGTCGTCGTGGCGGATTATAGCCGCCTCTTTTTTCGTCGGGCGTTTTAAGGCGTTGCGGATCTTTGTTTTTAGTCCCATTTTGGCGCGGTTTTTAGTTCAAAAATAAAACGCATTATCAAGGCGTCGAACCAATCGGGCGAGCGCCCCGTGCGTTTCTTAAGCTCTTTTTTGCTCTCTAGTTTGATCTTGCCCTCGTCGTCGGTTGGCTCTCGGCAAATTTGCTCGAGATCGCTCATAATTTGACGTTTGAAGCTGAGGTCCTCGATAAAAATTAAACCTTTCTCGAGGTATTCTTTAAGCATAAAGGCGCACTCGGTTTTGAGATTTTTGTACTGCTTGTCTTTGATCGCGGCGGCGTTATTGATAAACGGCTTTGCGGCTGTTAGCTTGCTAAGGCTGTTCGCCGTGAACTTTCGCAAGCCGTCGGCGTCGTAGGCGATATTCGAAAAGGGCACGCGGTGCTCTTCGGCGAGCTCTTTTAGCTCGGTACCTATCGCCGTCTCGTCTATTTTGTCAATGCCGTACGTCTTCACGACCCTAAAACCGTGCCAGATAAAAACCGTAAAAATGTCGGCGCCCATGTAGGCGATGTCGGCCGTCATGTACTTAGAGCCCTGCGCCTTAACAAAACTATTTGTAAACAAGTTGCAAATGTGGTCGTACTCGTACATCGAATAGGGGTTGTCGTCGAACTCCCAGTCGCCATAAACTAAACGCTTAATCGACTTTTCGTCGCCTTTAAGGGCTCGCATTAAGTCACGAATGTAGTTTTTAGGTAGCATTTTGTTATCAGTCGGCAACGCCTGGACGAACTTACGATAGTGAGGCAGTCGACCCTCTTTGTTGGCGAGGTAGTAGTCCTCATAGACAAAATTCTTTGAGGGGTTGAGGGTTACGAGCAATTTACCCGGTAAATTATAAAAATCATTTTTCCAGCGTCCGATCGTTCCTTGGAGCATTGCCTTAGCCTTTGGGTGCAGCTCTCCCGCCTCTTCGATCCAGCCCCGCGTCATCTGAATAGATCCGAAGCGCTCGAAGTCGGGGTCGGTTGGTAAGTATGCGGCTTCGAGTAAAAAGACCTTTGAGCCGTTGTAAAGTGTGTAGTAGTTATCTTGTCCGTTAAACGAGTAGTAGCGCTCGTCGAGCCCCCAGTCGGTTAAAACCTCAACGATTGTAGGCTGGGTGTATTTTCGTAAATCGTTGAGCTTTTTACGGGCGATAAAGTAGTGAGTCCCTGCGTAGATCAGCGCGTCTCCTAAAATCAAAGAGGCCCCGAGGTAGGACTTGCCCGAGCCCTTGGATCCGCCGTAGGCGATGTCTGAGACTTCGGGGTCCAGCCAGTGTCTAGCGACCTCGAGCTGCTTGTCGTTGCCTCGGGTGTTAAATTCAATCGAGATCGCCGAACTCATCGTCTTGCAAGTTTTGAGTCTCTTCGGCCTCCGGTAGTTCGTTTTTTATAATCATGCCGATAACTGGCGCCAGCAGGGGCTTGTCGCCGCTAGTGAGGTCGAGCTTGTCTCCGTATTTTTTCGGCGCTTCTTTGGATAGCCGCCACTTAATCGTATCAATTAAGAGCCTGCGGTGCCCGAGCATATCCGCCGAGGTAATAGTCACGCCGTTGGGCCCGTCTTGTATCGTTTGCCCCTCTTGGGGATTCTCTGCTATCTCGAGCATGCGGTCGAAAAGCATTTCGGCGGCGATCTCTTTCGCGTGCGCGTATTGTGCGCGAAGCTCCTCGCTCTCTCGGATCATGTCGTAAAAAACCCGCTTACCTATCGCGTCGCCTCTCATCAAAACATTACGCAGCGGCTCTCCGTCCTCAACGGCTTTGAGAACCTTTTTAAATCCTGCTAGTTTTTCGGCTGGTGTGTACTTCATACCGCAAAGATATTAAAATAACTCATCGCTAGCGTATAAATCGGCTTTTTTTACATAGGACAACCTGCCTTTTTTGTGCAGCTCTATTTGCCCTAAATTAACCCTTTTGTAAAAAGTCCTACGGCTCACGTCTAAAATATCCATAGCCTCTGAGGCCCTCACGTACTCAGCCGAAGGATAGACAGGCCTAGGGGATAGAGCCAGCTGTTTTAACTCTGCTAATTTTCTGAGCCCCTCTAGGGTATAGCAGGCCGTCCCGTTTTCAATTACGGGCGTGATCAGCCCCCTATCTTGGAAATCTAAAAAACGCATAGCCTTAACGCCTGTAATCTCGGTTGCCTCTCTTGCTGTATAAGTCTTCATAAAATTACTATATATTTCAGCAAATATACGGAGGTGGGGCCTATAAACAATACAGAAACAATACAGAAACAAGATTAAAATTGAAATAAATTGTAATTAATTGATTTTTAGGCTTTTAGGGCTAGTAGAAACAAAGAAACAATAAAAACAGCGTTTTCTAAAGGTTATAACGCGTTTTGTGCGGTGTATGCGTTTTATGTGTATATATTATATACTTATGTAATACTATTACTATATATTTATTATTCTTATTATCTTATTAATTATATTGTTTATTAGTTTATAACCCTTGCAGCCCTTGCGTTCGTTGGGCTCGGCAAGAAACAAGCCTTGTTTATTTTCGGGTTTTCTTGTTTACGTTTTGTCTACGATCTGCCTTAAAGATAAAAAACCGCCTCGAGGGCGGTTCATTTTTAGGTGTGGAGTTTTCTTACTTTAGGGCAAAGAGTCAATATATTTCTTAAATTCGTAATAATGTTTTACGTCCAGTTCCTTAACTCGGGTAGCCCCTAGGCTTCTTAATTTGGCCACCATGGCGGACCTGCTAGTCTTAATTTTTGCGTTAATGCTTATAGTTAGCTCCTCTTTAGTCGGCTGGGGTTTTGCTTTTTTAAGCCTCCAAACTCCTTGCCCGTGGGCCGCGTGTAGATACTGCATAACTTTATTGATTAAACGACGCGATGGCCGCGACGGTTTGGTTTAGTTCGTTCTCGAGCTCCTCGGCTCTTCTCTCTAAGACGTCCAGCCCTTGATCATGCAGGCTGTTAATAACCGTCGCCAGTTCGGCGTTAGTTAGGTCTAAAATTAGCAGGTTTTTAAGCGTGTCGTCTATAATCGCGTCTAGGATCTCGGCGCGGCTTTTTCTTTTAAATATGTTCATGTTTTTTAAGTTTTTCGATTAATATTGCTTTTTCGGCTTGCAGCGCTCGGCGGGTTTCTTGTAGATCTCCAAGCAGGCCCCCGTAAAAGCTGCGCACCCCTTTTAGCTTCTTTGCGAGCTCTTGGTTTGCCTGGTTCAGCAGGGCTACTCGGCGCAGCGTGTTATCTAGTACGGCGTAAACCCCGAGGCCGTGAGATAACGAGTTAAGAGCTGCAGCGAACGAGGCTTGCGAGTCGTAGCGCTGTGCGCCGTTCTCGAACTTTTCTAGTTCTTCGGCTAGGCGATCCGTCGCCGTTTTAGGCTTGCAGATTTTGCAGTGCTTGCTGTCATAGTCGACATCCTTTTCGTTGCACATCGTGAAGCATTTAGGGCACTGCGCGTTTATCTCCTGCGTGTTTTCTGAGCTCATGGTCTTAGTGTTGATAATTGGTTAATAATGCCGCGACAACTGCCGCCGCGACCGCGATACATAATAGTAGATACTTTTCTGATTTTTTCATAGTGTTTTGATTTCTAAAGTTTCGTTTTTTACTAACTTCCAGTAGCCTTTTACGTTTAGGTAGATTAAAAGATCGTTATTTATTTCTTTTTGAATAATGCAGTTATGGTGCATTATTAATCTCCGTTTTCAAAATAACATTCTCTTAGACCTTGATTTTTCCAACTAACATATATGTTTGATATTTTTTCCTCAACAGGTTCTTTGTGCGCCCATCCGTTAGCATAATATTTAACCCTTTCGTTTTCTAAATATTCAGTAATAATCCAGCAAGGTTTTTTAGTTGAATAAAGAGTATTAAAAATGTTTTTCGGTCTATTTACCAATAATGCTTTTTTAAACTCTTCTTCTGTAAATACTATATAGTCTACTACAGCTCTTTCTTTTTTAATGCAAAAATTTGTTTTCATAACGCGTTTTTCGTTTAACGACCCACAACGCACCATAACAGCGGTTATACAATAGTCGGGTTTCGGTTTTTAATTTAATTAATAGTTTGTATTTGTTATTAATTGGCTAAATTTGAAGTTCGGTTTTTTATTTTTCCCGACCATCGCATAGCCGCAGGACGTTACTCGTTATTTTTTCGCCTAATCGAGTAACTGCTGTAAACTCCACTCTCATTATTTTGAAAGGTATTTAAACAAATCGTTCATATTTTTTGCCCAAGAGCTATCCTCGTCAGAATGTATTTTTTGAGCTAGATCAAAAACGCCATTATCTAACCAAGCTGAACCCTTTTTACCATTTTTGCTGAATAAGTACTGACCGTTTAAAGATTCTGCTACTAAAACATTTCCTTTTTCCGCTTTGCTAATTACTTGAGTAAGTGTCATAAGTTCTATATTTTGTTTGTTGTTATCTGAGTACAAATATAAAACTTAATTTGATATATACAATACATTTTTATACTTTTTTGCAAATAAACATAAAAATAACCAACGTAGTACTGTTATTCTTACGTTGGTTTAAAAAGCTGACCTCCCCAGATCAATAATTTTAGCTTTGTTGTTTTTTGGTCTGTCTACTTCATAGTCTTAGGGTTTAAAATTTTTTTTGTATTTATCGACTTTCGCTTTGACTGCCTCCATTAAAATATTTTGCGTGTCGCCTTTGCGGTCGAGCGCTTTTTTAACCGTCTCGTCCTCTGTGCCCTGCGCGATTAAGTGGCCTATAACTACGGGGTATTTTCGGCCTTGTCTGTGAAGTCTTTTATTAAATTGCTGGTATAGCTCGAGCGACCAGTTAAGGCTAAACCATAACGCCAGCGTGTGCCCCTCCTGCAAGTTAAGCCCGTGTGAGGCGCTGGCAGGGTGTGCGAGCATTACTTGGATCTTACCAGCGTTCCAGTCCTTTATATGCTGCTGAGTCTCGAGCTTTACGGGTTTGTACTTCTTAAGCTTAACGAGCAAGCGCTCGAGCTCGTGCTTGTAGCTGTACGCAATGAATACGGGCTTACCGTTCGCCTCCTCGATGAACTCCTCGCAGGCGTCCAGCTTGCAGGCGTGCACCTCGTGGACGTTGCGCTCCTCGTCGTAAACCGCACCGCCTGCGAATTGTAGCAGCTTATTACTGAGCGCCGCCGCGTTCATCGCCGCGATCTCTTCGCCCTCAGAGGCTAGCAGCTCGAGAACCCTATCGCGTTCAAAGTCGTCGTACTTTTCTTTGATCGCTGGTGGTAGGACTACATTAATAAAAGTGTCGATACGCTCGGGTAGCTCGAGATAGTCTTCGGACTTAAGGCTCATACATATATCTTTTATTTTCGAGTGGATCCGTTCGTCCGCCTCGGCGTTGGGCTCATAGCCGAAGCCGCTATACTTTTTCGAAAAGTAGTTTGTACGGTAGAACGTTATCGTTTTGCCTAGGCGCTCGCCTCGGTCTAGCAGCCATATCTGCGGCCACAAATCAATAAGGCCATTAGGCGCTGGCGTGCCCGTCAGCAGGACGACGCGAGAGAATGAAGCCTGCACTGCTTTAAGAGCTTTGAACCTTACTGACGCATGATTTTTAAAAGAGCTACTCTCGTCGATTACCAGCATATCGAACGGGAGCTTTGAGCCCCCAAACTCGCCGACTAGCCACGCGATTAAGTCACGGCTCACTATGTGGATAGAGGCCTTAACGGCTAAGGCTGCGCGGCGTTGCTTCTCCGTGCCCGTTATCTTTGAGATAGTTAAGTTTTTAAGGTGCGCCCACTTGGCGACCTCGTCGGACCAGACAACCTCAGCGACGCGCTTAGGCGCTACGATTAAAACGCTATTGATTTCGAAGTCTTCGAACATTAATTGATTGATAGCCGTAAGAGTAGAGACGGTCTTGCCCGTCCCCATCTCAGCAAAGATGCCTGCGTGCGTGTTGTCGATAATAAACTCAACGGTTTTAAGCTGGTAGTTATGCGGTCTAAAGTTTGCCATAATTAAAATAGATCCATGTCTTTTGGTAAGTGTTTAAAGAACTCGCAAACGGCGTCGACCGTCCAGCCGTTGCCTAACATTTTATATCGTTGTGAGTTGCTGACTCCCGCCGTGTAGTTGTCAGGCAAAGTTTGCAAGCGTTCGCACTCAATAGGTGTGAGCTTACGGATATAGCCCTCGATTAATATACCGTGGCGGTCTTGCGCCGTCAGGGTGTAGAACTTTGTTCCGTCGTTAAAACGTTGACCGTTTTGGCGTTTGTCTATTCGGTCGGGCGTTATGCAACCGAAAAGTAAACCCATATGATCCGGGCGAGTTGTAAGCGTGTGACTTTTGTCGTCATCTTTAAAAAGTGCACCCCCATCTATTTTATCCCCTCGGGATATATCCCTGACACTCATAACCTCGCCAAACAAATACTGACCCATCTTAGCCGCTCCGCCTCCTGCGTCTCCGCATAACGTCACGGCTTTATCGTGAATATAATAAACCCTATTTGCTTGGCTGTCTTTTCTAAAATATCCAACTTTACCCCTTGCAACCTCTTTGTCGAGTATTTGCAGGGTTTTATCGAAGGGTACTATATAGCTGTTTAGTTCAGTACCTATCTTCTGCCCCTCCCCCTTATTAGTTGTAAGGCAATTAAGCTTTTCTTTTTGGGTGCTCTGCACTAAGCCGTTCATGCCTTTACCGCTTGGGTTTATATTAAACGAATTAACTATAAGCCCTGCTTTGTTTCTCTTAACCATTGACTTAGCGTTTTCTTTAAACATAGTTGCTAATAGTGTTTGCGACTTGTCTTTAAAAGTCTCGCAGTTCTCGTGCACGATGTTTTTCAAGAGGATACCTTTATCCTCAGGCGGCGTATAGCCCGGTATATTAGTCCAGTATAAACGCTTACGGCTTTGCGCCGATACGAGCGAGCTATTAAGCATTATAGGCTCAACGCCTAAGTATTTACTGATTACGTCTTGGTATTCTTTTTTCATTACTACATTTTCAAGAAAAAAGTATTTAGGTTTGCAGTCTTTAAGCAAGCGCACGAACTCAAAGAATAACATACTTCTAGGGTCCCCAAAATTCAATTGCTTGCCCGCAAAGCTAAAACCTTGGCAGGGCGACCCGCCTATTAATAAGTCGATAGGCCCTAGGTCTTTGGCTTTAACCTTAGTGACGTCGCCTATCGGTATAGTATCGGGGTAGTTGTTGAGCGCTACTTGAATAGCGTACTTGTCAATCTCAGCAGCATAGTAGTTATTGATATTAAAGCCGCAACGCTCTAAGGCTACGCGCCCGCAGCTCATGCCGTCAAATAGTGAGAGTACATTCATATTTTATATTTATTAATTGTTTGTTCTAATAACTCGATCGAGTCAATAACATAGACGTCGAAGCCGAGCGCTCTCAGTTTTTTATGTATTAGTTTTTGTATCGGTGTGGGCTTTTTGCCCGTCGTTTTAAGCTCGGCGAAAAACACAACGCCTCCAGGTAGTAAGGCCATGCGGTCGGGCAGCCCTGCCACGTAGACGGCAGGCAGTTTGAACGACTGCCCGCCTAAGAGCTTAACCTGCGTAGCGAAGTGGCGCTCGATAGTCTTCTCGCTAGCCATTATATAAGGCTTTCGTCTAGGGCGCACTGTAAGGCGTGGGCTAGTTCGGGGTTTCGCTCCGCTAGATTAACTACAGCACCTACAACATCGTCTTTGGGGCCTCCGCAATAGTTGGCCGCTTGCCCTTTTCTGCCTACGGTCAGCCAGTAGCCAAATCCCGCCCTTTTTAGATCTTTCGATAAGGCTTGCAGCTTAATAACTATCTCATCGTGTAGCTCTTGATCTTTCTTTGAAAATTCCATAATCTTTATTTTTTACGTTGATAAAATTTCTGTTTGCCATAGATCCCGAAGTTAGCCGTTGAGGCTTTATACTCCCAATCTGTGAGGCTCTTCATTATGTCGTTGATGCTGCCCGTTAAGTAGCGGCTCATGTCCTCTTTGTTCTTCCCGAGGCACTCACACCATATCTCAGCGATGCAAACCCTGTCACGTTTGTTACTGTTAGCCTCTGAGGCTTCGGGGTCGTTGAGGTACATTCGCCTTTGGTCTAAGTCTAGCTTAGCCCAGCTGTCTGGCAGAAAAGCGTTAAGGTACTCCTCTACTATGCCCGTACGGTCGTCAACGTCACAGTGCTCTCTTTGTTCTTTGTCCGCAATTACTGCGGCCTCTGCGCTTAAAAACAAACTCTCACCTTTATCAAAAAGATATTTAGCCTCAGCCCATATTTGCGGGACCTCAGCGTCGAGGTCGTGCCATACGCTTTTTAGTACCTCTTCGGGCTTCACGTCTATCGGCATAAAGCGACGGTTTCCGCTTGGGTCCGTGAAGAGCTGGTGCTTGTTGCTCGTAGCTATAAAGATATTTTGGCGCGGGTACGACTCGACGACTTTACCATAGGCGGGGCGGTAGGTGTCTATCTGCTTAGTAAGGTAGTGCTTTACTCCCTCGACGTCTGACTTTCTAAACCCTGCCATTTCTGCAATTTCCATTATCCAAGCGCCTTGTAATTGCTCAAAGGCTTGGTTCCCGCTTACGGTCATAAAACTATCAGAGTACCACTCGCCGCCTAGCTTATTGATAAAAGTACTTTTGTTTGTACCCTGCGGGCCTATTAGCGTTAAAACCAAGTCGAATTTCACTCCCGAATTAAATACTCTTGCAACCGCAGCGACTAAAGTTTTTCGAATAGCCTCGCGGGTGTATGCGTTGTCGGGCGCCCCGAAGTAGTCAATTAATAAATAATCAATGCGTTTTTGACCGTCCCACGCCAAGCCGTTAAGATAGTCCTTAATCGGATGGAAGGATCGCCTTTCGAACTCCAAAGCGAGAGCGTCGTCTATTTTCTGAACGCCCGTAATGCCGTAGATCGTTTCGATATAGTTACGTATTCCGCTATAATCTACATTGCGAAGCGGCTCGGGTTTAGTAACTCGGCGCCAAGGCAAAGTTTTAAAAGCGTAGCGCTTATTATCGAACTGGTTTTGCTTAAAACAATCTTTAAGGCGCGCGTCGTTCGTGAATATTAAATTTAGGTTTTGAGCGCTCGAGAGGTAGTTCCCGCGGTTGTCCATGTCTAACTCGGCGAGCCACTCGGTAGCGTCGGCCGTAGCTGAACCCTCGACGGCTTCGTCCTCTAGGTCGTAGTCGTCCAGCGGCTCGGCGAAGTCGTACTTTATAGCCTCGAGGCTCTCGGCGGCGATTAGCTTCTTAACTTCTTTATCTTTGAGCGCGAGCTCTTCCATAGCCGCGAAGCTCTTAGCCTTAACGCCTGCGGCCTGCCCCTCAGCGTCTAGGTGGCCGAATTTATGCAGCCTTACAAGGTCAAAGGCGTTTGAGGTTTTGCCGCTGCAGGGGTCTGTCCCGTGGTGGCTAAACGCGAACGTGTCCTCGTAGACAATAAGCCCACCAGCCGTTGAGCCTTGCGTATAGGTGTAGCGGTCCTCTTTGTCGGTCGGCGTGTACTCGTCGGTTAAGTACTTTTCTATAACCTCAGCAATTCCGTAGGTACGGCAAAAAGCCCCAACGATCCCGCTCTTCTCTCTCGGGTCTGCCTGCTTCTTGGCTCGGTCGCCTAGCTCTCGCAGCATTCGCCCCGAGGTGGGCCAGAGGCTTGTATCCGTCCAGTCTATGTAAGAGGCTAGGATCTCGTCGACATTTAGCCAGTCGCCGTCCTGCACCTCGCAATAATACTCCGAGTCTTTCGGGACTACTGGGTAGAACATTAGGCGGTTAGTCTCGAAAGTAGTATTATCGAAAAGCTCGACGCCTAGCTCGCCCGCCACGTAGCGGCCGACTGCGACGTACTCGTCGGGCGTACACTCTCGGTCTAACGGCATTAAAAGGCGGTATCTTGGCATAGCCTTTGAGTGCTTCGCCGTTCCGTGCAGGATCGCCGCGTTAGTGTACTGCAGAGTAAAGTCCTCCCAAAATTCAAAATGCGCGAAGTCGATGTCTAGCGTCAAGAGCTGGCGGTGCATTACGTTTTTAGGGCTTCGCTTGCCGTTACGCAAGTAGCCCCCGACGTACCCACCCGCCGCGCCTTTTAGCGAGGTCTGCTCTTCTTTGTTGGCGTTAATAAAATCTTTGTAGCTTACCGCCATTACTGAGGGCGTGCTTATAGTCTTGACAAAGTCCGACCATTTAACCGCCTTATTTTTCCATACCGTCGAGCGAACGTTTAAGCCCGTAGCGATGTTGATTTTCCCGTCGTGTGTCACTTATCCTTTTGAATTTAAAACATTTAAATACGCTTTGTAGGATTCAAAAATAGCCCTAATTTGTTTAAAATCTGAGGAGCTTCTAGGTGTGTCGTACTCTTCTTCTGAATTAAAAAAAGCGTCCCAGTCTTCAATCGTTTTAACTTTACAGCCTATTCTAATTTTACCGTCTTTGATTCCGTGGGACCATTTACAAAATTGCGGGAGTATCGCACCGCTCAAATTCGCACCGCTCAAATCCGCACCGCTCAAATCCGCACCTCTCAAATTCGCACCGCTCAAATCCGCACCTCTCAAATCCGCACCGATCAAATTCGCACGCATCAAATTCGCACCGCTCAAATCCGTACCGCTCAAATCCGCACGCATCAAATCCGCACCGCTCAAATCCGCACGCATCAAATCCGCACCGCTCAAATCCGCACCGCTCAAATTCGCACCGCTCAAATCCGCACCTCTCAAATTCGCACCGCTCAAATCCGCACCTCTCAAATCCGCACGTATCAAATCCGCACCTCTCAAATTCGCACCGCTCAAATCCGCACCGCTCAAATTCGCACCGCTCAAATCCGCACCTCTCAAATCCGCACGCATCAAACCCGCACCTCTCAAATTCGCACCGCTCAAATCCGCACGCTCCAGAGTTTCTTTTATTGTATTATTTTCTGCCTCGTGCGAAAAAAGCACTACGCCCCCTACCGATTTAATTTCCATCTTTATCATTTTTTTTTCTGTTTTAGGTCTTAGCAAATATATAACTATATTTAATATATACAACACCGTTGTATATTTTTTTTTAGTCTTTTTTATAGTACGGCGTTACGAACCCCTCGGCGGGCGTTCCGAGCCCTCGAGCCCAGTCGACCTCCTCGCCTAAAATCCTGCACATTTCGCCGATTACGTAGTCGGTCGATAGGTCGGGTATGTCGGCGACCACTTCGTCGTGCACGTGCATAACGATGTCGAAGCCTGCGGCGTCTAGCCTGCGCATACCGTCCGCTAGTAAGTCTCTAGCGATTGCCTGTATAATGTTTTCCGAGAGCTTCCCGCCGTAAGTATCCACCCAGCCCCATTGTCCAGTAATTTGATTTTTACCTTTGTATTTTATAGACTCCCCGCCCCACTTATTTGAAGTTAGTACGGGTTCGCGATAGATAAGTTTACGGCTATTTGGTAGTTCGATAGTTAGGCATTTATGCTGATATCTAAACGTGATGCCTTTTAGTTTTGACTTTATCGGACGTCTAGTTTTAAGTGCGTCAATTGCGCACGCCTCGAACTCATACCACATTTTTACAATAGCGGGCGAAGCTTTGCGCCAGCGCTCAACGATCGACTTCATCTCTGACTCACTTAGCCCCATAGACTCGCCGCCCATAGTTTTAAGCGCTCCGACGGATCCGCCGAAGCCGAGAGCCAGCTCGGCAATTTTGCCCTTGTCTCGAAGCTCTGAGCCTTTACCGATTGACTCTATCGGTACGTTAAACATCATAGCCGCCGACGCCTCGTAGATCTTGCCGTCTCCTGCAAATACGTCAAGGCGCCAGCGCTCGCCAGCTAGCCAAGCCGTTATCCTGCCCTCTATCGCGCTATAATCGGCAACGGCTAAGGTATTACCGTCTTTAGCAATTAAGGCCGTACGGATCAACTGAGATAGTACACTCGGGATATTGTCGAACATGATCTTAAGCATTTCATAATCGCCAGCGCGTACCAGTTGACGGGCGCAGTCGATAAGCTCCATTTTGTTACGGGGTAAGTTTTGAAGCTGGACGGCTCGGCCAGCCCAGCGGCCCGTCCTGCTACCGCCGTAAAAGTATAAAAGGCCGTGCGCCGTGTGATCGTCTAGTGCATAGTTTACCATCGCTTCAAACTTTTTAGTTGAAGTCTTCGAGCCTAGCTGTCTTAACTTTAGGACCTCAACCGCAGCGCCGCTTTTAAGCTCGTCAATTAAAGCCGTAACATTATCTTTTGCGAGTGTTTTTACTTCTTTTCGCGTCTCAGTTGTGAGCCATTGCGAGAGCTGAGCGACGCTGTTGGGGTTGGAAAGTCCTGTAATTCTTTTCAGTTCGTCCGTGACTTCTAGCTTAAAGCGGTCGTCTATTAAGATAGCGTTACGCGCCAGCGTTACGTCGATGTTAACGCCTCGGTCGTTAATTTTTTGATCTAAAAAGTAGTTTAAGCGCTCCGTCTCGGGTAGTTCGAAACCTGCCAGCGCGTCGAGTATGCCCATTTCTGTACGTACGTCCTGCGCGCAGTAGTTTTTATATGCTTCCCATTTCTCGGGGTTGTGGTGTGGTAGGTTGCGGGTTCGCCCGCCGTTGGTCTTGGTAGGCTTAACGGGGCAAGAGAAGTATCTAATTAAAGCCTTACCCTCTGCGGCTTTTAGCTGCTCGATGCCTAGTGCCTTACTTGCGCCGTCTAGGCTCATAGGTAGACCGCAGTACCCAGCTTTAACCGCTGAGCAGTGCCAGCGCTCGACTGGTATGTCGTAGCCTATCGCTTTAAAGGCGTTTCTTTCGAAGTTTGCATTATGCGCGTGTAGCTCGACTTTAGGGTTATGCAGTAAGTCGACAAAGCCCTTGTCCATTTTATCGCCTTGCGCTAGGTCTAGGACCTTGGCGTCTCCGCCCTCGAGGCTATAAGCCAAAATTAAGATCTCGAAGTCGGGGCTCTCGAAGTAAGCGTAAGAGCCGCAGGTCGCTATGTCGACGCTCGAATAAGTCTCGACGTCAATGTGCAGTTTAAAAGTCATAATTTTTGAGTTGAAAGGTTTTGAGATACTTGCAGGACTCGAACCTGCGACGAGGGACCCTATCTGCCCCGCTCTACCAACTGAGCTAAAGTATCGGCGGCTCTTTACGCGAGAGCCTTAACGGGTCTAAGTTTAACTATTTTAAACCAAAATATTTATAATTGCAAGAGGTCCCTACCTGTACGCCTTTGCTTATGCACCGCTACGAGTCTCACGCTGTAGTCCGTGTCGCTAAAAATTCCCGTCTGTTGTCCCGAGTTTTTATAGCTGAGCCTTTCGGCTTTGAGGGTGTGCGGGAGTCGAACCCGCTTACTTTAGTAATTATGCACCTAGCGCACCCGCCGTTTTTAATTAGTCTAGATCCTCGTCGTCCATGTCTTCAAAATCAGCCCTTACATCACGTCCGCCGCTTAAAGGCTCGCCGTCTGAAAGCTTCATTAAAGTTGAAATTCCGCAAGCAATCCCAACGCTTCCACTATTGTCATAGTGGTAGAAAGTTAATACCGCTCTCCCAAAACAACCACTGTAGATCTCTTCGGGATCTAAAATATCACTGAAATCTTTATTAACTACTTTCGGCTTATACTTGTAAGCTTTTGCGTTTAAAAAATAGGCGTTTTGGTACTCTTCGCTCTCTTTCTCCTCGTCGCCGTCACGTAATGGGCTTACCCATTTTTTAGGCTTTTTACCTGCGTACTTAGACTTAATTATGTCATCTTCCAGCTCTTTGATTTTAGCCTCGATAAGCGATACTGTCGCCTTGTCCTTTTTGTTTACAATTACTTGTACTGACCAATGAGGTGTAGTTCCTAACCCTAAGGTTGTTTCGAAAAGCTCGGGGAAATTTACTAAAATTTTACCCGTTGTAACTCTGTACTCTTTCTTAGCTGCCATTTTCTTAATTTTTAATTGATTTTTAATTTAGTCGAGGTCTTCGCCACCCTCGTTTATGTCTGCGAAGTCTTTTTGTAATTGTGCTACGCCGTACAAAGGGCGTTTGTCATTCTCGTCGACTAGAGTAGGCGCTCCTGCGGGTTTTACTATTAGGTGTCCTAGCAGGCGTTCAAAATTAGATTTTTTGAGTAACTTCTCCAAGTCGCCCAGACCTTTAATTTTTTGGTTTAAAAACTCCTCGGGTCCGTAGAGATTTTCTTCTAGGATCTCGCGGGCTTTTGCCTCGTCGGACCATTGGCGAACGCTTCGGCCCTCTACCAGCTTAAGACCTTGCCACTGCTTACCGTCGAGCGCCTCTTTTAAGACGTGCGCCTTAACTGCCTCTAAGTACTTAGCGATAAAACCCGCCGAGTTGTAGGCTTTTAAAAGCTCCTCGTCGCTTACTAGGTGCGGATCTTTAAAGTCCTCTTTTACCGTCTGCATAGCCATTTCGTGAAGAGCCCTACATTTTACTTTTGCTCGGCAATATTGGCAGTGATCGCCCGCGACCTGCTCGCCTAGTCCGTCGAACGCCTCCTCGGCTTTCGGTTTTAAAACCTGCGCCCCCCAGTCGTATAATTCCTTAACTGATAAGCCCCAGCTGTCAATGTGATCGAGCCTAGGCTGTACGATCGTTAAGGACACTTTTGCAAAAGTGGTAGTCCTGCGGGCTATTCGTTCGGCACCCAGCCCGTAAGTCATTAACTGGCTGTTTCTACTTGCGAAGACCTGCTTACCTTTGCCAAACTTCAAGTCTATGACCTCTATGCCCAGATTGCAGACTATTATGCAGTCGCTTGTCCCAAAACCCTCCTCTATCCACTCGGTAAGGTCTAACTTCTCCTCAATTAAGATGCGTGCGTGCTTGTCTAGGCGTTTAGCCTCTGCGAACTGAGCCTTGCAGTAGTTTACGTAGATCATAACCTCGTCTTCCATAGACGGATAGTAAAGCGGGTGTTTGCGTAAGGCTTCGACTTGCGGCTTATAGCTCGCCATGGATATAAATTTTAGATCCAGTCTCAGCATTAGCTCGGCGAACTCGTGCGCTAGTGTGCCCTCCTCGGCGTAGCTGCTTGTTGGCTCTTCGGCGAACTGCTCCTCTAGTCTAGGCGACGCGGTGCAATTTAGCCAGCGTTCGGAACCCGAGGCGCTGAGCAGCGCGTGCGCTCTTTCGGTGTGGTTAACTGCTGCCATGCGACTACTTTAAACCTGCTAAAAAGTTGTAGTACTCGGCGTAGTGCTTCTCGTCCAGCGAGCTGATGCCTTTCGCGTCTAGTGTTTTAAACTTCGCGATAATCGCCTCACGGTGCGCCGTTACTTTTTGAGCTTGTAGCGCTCTAATGTCGTCAACCCTTACGGCTTCGGCCTCGTTGCCCTCGTCTTCCAGTTCGTTGTCCTCTTCGGCTTCTGACTCGTCTTGCTCTTCGACCTCCTCCGCTACTGGCTCGGGCTTCTTAGCTCTTGACGGACGCTTTGCTGGCTCTTTTTTAGGCTCTACGGCTTCGGCTTTTACCTCCTCGGCGTCGTTTACCTCGATAAACTCTACGGGCTTAGCTGCAATAGCTGACGCACCGTGTAACTTCGTGATAAATTCCGCAACGATTGCCGCGTTTTGATCCGTGATAACTACTTTTAATTCTGTTAAGCTCATTTTTGTTTGTGTTTAATTATTAAATCGGTTAAAAATTTCTCATATTCGCTGATACCCATGCCGTGATCGTGGACGACCTCTTCGTACATTACGCCGTTAGCGTTTGAGAGCTTGGTCGTGTGGCGCTTGCTGTCGTAAAGGGCGACGTAGTCGTAAACCCTAAACTCGATAATCGAGGGCCCTATTTTCGAAGAGCTCATAAGCCAGTCAGTGTCTTCGAAAACCATACCGATAGGCAGCTCCATAATTTTAGCCAATACGCCTATCTGTTCGGAGTTTAAAAAAGCTTTGCCTCTCTCGACAAAATTCAAAGCATGGTACGGGTGTTTGTGGTCGGGGAATAAAGCTTTCGCTAATTCCGCAGCCTTAATGCCTCTCAGTTTTCTTAGGCGTGCTATATCAATTCTACTCATGGTGTTTGTATTTTTCTTAGGCAAATATACAACACTGTTTTATATTTCCAATAGCTTTTTATAAAAAATTTTAGGGTAAACAAGCAAATATTTTATAAATCTTTGATTTTAAGGCTTATAGGCTTTAAAATAAACAAGAAACAAAATAAACCCCCTTTTCTTAAAGTATATAACGTGTTTTACGCGTTTTCGCTATTATATTGTAATCTATATACTATATATTTATTACTCTTATTATATTATTAATTAAATAGTTTATTAGTTTACTAGGTTTCTCCGCCCTTGTGCCCGTTGGGGCTAGCGATAAACAAGCCTTGTTTATTTTCAGGTTTTCTTGTTTACGGGCGTAAAAAAACCGCCTTGTCGGGCGGTTAAATTTTTAAGGTTGGCGCTTTTAGCTTCGGCAGGTAAATCCATAAAAAGAGGAAAAAGGCTAAAATAGCGAATAACCCTATCCATAAATAGCTGTTATTCTCTCGAGCTATTGTCTTGGTTCTGTAAATAGTTTTAGTCCTATAGACCGTTTTTGTTCGCCACTTCTCTACTATATCTTTGCTAGAACTTCTAATCTTCACGTTCTCGAACTCTCGCCCGCCCAGTTTAAAGGGTTTAAGGGCGTCGATCGGCTCGAAGCTTAGATCATTTAAAAGTATTGTTTTGCCGCCCTCTGTGTAGGTGTTTTCAATCTTGTACGCCTCGCCGCGATCGTTCGAGGTGTTGCGCGTTCCGCCGCAGCCCGCTAAGGTTAGCAGCAGGAACGCTCCGAGCGCTAGCCTACGCATTGAAAAAGAGTTGCGCCTCCATACGTCGGCGCTCGATTAAACCTCTTTGAATTACGCCGCCAGCTGTTATATAGTGGTTATTAAAACGCCCTAGGATCTCAGCCGCTGGGGCTTTGCGGCTAACCGCATTAAACAAGCTTTGAGAGCCGCCCGTGTTGTATGTATGCGATACAATGGCGTCGAACTGGTTTTGAGTAAGTTTTACTTTTACGCGCCTTTTAACGATGTCCTCGAAGACGCGAACGTCGCTAGCTAAGGCCGCCTCGGCTTCGGCTTCGGTCCTTATAGATATGTTAGCGAGCGCGGTTTTTTGATCTTTTATAAACCTACCTTTTTTGTCGCGCATAGCTCGGCCGTACCCCTCTGTAAAAATGCCAGCAGGGCAGCGCTTCGGCTGCAAGCCTATTGTCTTCAAGTCTCCGTCGTGCAGGCCCTCGAAGTGCTTAATCAAATTTAAGCCTTTTTCAGATATTTTCATCGATGATCTTTTTTATAGTTTTCAAACTCTGCTTTTAGTTTATTATATAACTTTTCCAAATCAATAAATTTTTTTTCCCAAGTCTTAGCCTCTTCAATTATAAATGCGTTTCTTAGATTTAAATTAGCCGTATCTGTTTGCAAGTCGTCTACTTTTTTTTCAAGTAATTTATACTGCTTTTCGTATTGTTCAACGAATGTATTATACATTGCTTGGTACTTTGCTAAGTCATCTATTTTCTTAGTCTTGTTCCCTACTATAAAAGCAATTAAGCTAACAAATAAATAGGCTATATCTTTCCCGTACTCAATCATTTTCTTAATGCATTACGAATGTACCATATAGAAGGCACAATTAAAATTAATAAAACTTCGCTAAATTCTAGCTTTGTATTTACGTTACAAATCTCTTGAATTAAATTACTCAAAGATAATTGAAAAAAACAGAATTTAATAAAACTTTTTTTATCATTGTAAAATAGATAAGTACATAGGATTAGAATAGTTAATGCGTTACCTAAGAAAAAGAACCAATCCCCTATTAATTCCCAGCATAGATAAGTAATAATACTTAAAAATAATCCTACGTACAATATCCATTTACGCATTAGGGTTCTTTTTTGGCGGTCTTGTACCTATCAACTTATTTGAATCTTGCGCTACTGCAAATCCAAACGTAACCCCTATTACTAAAATGGCTTCTGCGACTTCTTGGCTAATATAACCAAGTAATGTTGCTAGTCCTACTAATGCAGTGAATAATGCTGCTAAATTCGTTTTCCAATTTTTCATATTTATTTATTTAATTATTAAAATACTATTGCTAAAAGTCCTATAACGGTTCTATACAACGCTCCAATTCCTAAACCGCCCGCAATAGCTGCGGTATTGTCTGCGAATACAGGTAGCGTTGATATTACTCCTAATTGCCCCGTAGGACTTGCGTTTACAAGACGTGTACCTGTGCCGGCTAAACTATTTGATGTGATTGCTCCAAATTTATCAACGGTAAAAGTATTGGTCCCGTTGTTTTGACCTACGTAACTAAGACCTGTACCTATATTATTTGAAACAAAACCAATAGAAGTATTCGCGTTATTTGCAACAAATCCTTGAGCGTTATTGGATAAATTTAAGTTTAAAGTTGATGTATTTGTATTATTTGAAAAAGACTTAGTCCCTGTGATACCTGTTTGATTACCTGTAGTCTTAACATTTCCACTATCATTGGCATCCAATTGCGACTTAACCACTACTTGATTTGATAGCGTTGCTGGACTTGCTGAAATAGTGCCGTTTACTTGTAAATCATCAACATTATTATTAGTTTCAGTACCTATTAATACCTTACCTCTTAAAATAGTTTCAGTTATACCACCGTTTCTACCTATTACAGCCTGATTATTTTTAGTTGCATAAGCTGAACTACCTATAACTATAGTCTCGCCAGCATCTACTTTTTGCAAAGGATTATTTCCGCTGCCTTGACCTATATAGACGTTACCGTTACCGCTTGTTAAGTCAAAACCTGCAAACTCTCCTAATATAGTATTGAAATTACCTTTAATGTTATAACCCGCCCTATTCCCGAAAATAGAATTAGAAACTTGTGCGTCCAATGAAAACCCACTATCTCTACCATATAAACTATTACTGTTTCCTGTAGTCAAGTTAAAACCTGACAAATCCCCCATAGCGGTATTATTGTAACCGTCTGTAAGATTGAAAAACACACGACCACCGTGACCATTATTCCCAAACCCTGTCAATAGATTGATTGCGGTTTCATAACCTAAAATATGGTTATCTTCTCCTGTTGCAAAGGTTGAAAACCCAAACCCCGAGTGCCACCCCCAAAAAGAATTTCTGCTTCCTCTATTTCTAGCGCCTGCGTCAGTACCAACGTTTGTATTATAATTTCCGCTAATATTCAAGAATCCAGATTGATAACCTATATTACAATTACCGTCGCCTGTAGTGTTGTAATATCCCGCATTGTAACCTATATCTGTACGTGCATAGCCTGTGGTGTTGAATCTTCCCGCATTTACGCCTAAAAAGGTATTTTGTCTTCCTATAGTGGTTGCTAGGGGGGTGTTGTCTTGACCTGCACCGTCTCCTAAAAATAAATTTGTTAGGAAATCTGAATTTAAACGAATGTTTTTTATTTTACTATCTGCTAATTTTGAACCGTTCCAATATGGCAAAATATCAGTTGTTAGACCTGTTATCGTTTGAGAAATAAGCACGTAAATAGTACCGTTAAATCTGTATAGTTTATTGTCGTCCCGTGTGATGTATAGCTTGTCTGTGAGGCCCGTAACAGGCAATGCACTTGCAGTAGAAAAATAAAAAGCGTCTTGTAAATCTGTTTTTGAGATAGTGTTAAGTACGTTGTTTGCACTTTGCATAACTACTTTTGTAGCGCTGTTGTCTGTTGTGTTTTCGGTTAACTTAACGTTTTCGAATTCTGCTTGCGCGTAGCTCGAAAGGCTAAAAATAAAGGCTAAAAATAAAATTAATTTTTTCATGTTCTTAAATTATTGTGTTATATAAATTTTTCGACCTGCAGCTAGTGTCGAGCCGAGCACCTCAACCTCTCTGCCTACTTGCTCCCACTCTAAGCCCTTGTATCGAACCCCGCGATCCAGGAATAAATTTTGTGCTACCATCCCGACGGGCAGCTCAAAAATATTACTTGCACCCGTAGCGACAAAATACTGCGGTTCATAGGCTGGAACGATGTTTGTGTAGTCGTCCGCGTCCTGCGGGTCACCCCCATTAAAAACGGCGTTGTCCCATATACCCGTTATTAGGTTGTAGCGCTGGGCGATGTCGCCGACCTCGATCGCGTTTAAGTCCGTGTTGCCCTCGCCTTTGAACTTAAGCGAAAAAACGCTGTAAAGAGGTACGGCGCTGAGGTTAACCTGCCCGATTATCTCGTTTAGCTTCGTGCGAATAAGGTTTGTCTCTTCGGCTGACAGCTTGTTAATGAGTTGCACCACGCCGTTAAGGTAGCGCTCTTTTTCGCCCTGCGTGTTTCTGTCTATGAATTCAAAATTATCGATCATATTTTGTGAATTTCAAATGATGAATAAGGCGCGTAGTTATTGGCGGGCTTCTCGCCGTCAGTCCTTAATACTTTTTTGGCCTCTACGAACTGAGCCTCTACGGCGTTGTTGAGTTGTAACAAAGTATTATTTTTAGTTTGAGCCGTTGGGCTGGACCAGTTTGGCTGGTTAATAGCTTTTAGTCCCGCCGTCGTGTGTACGTAGGTCTCCTCGACCTGCTGGCGTGCTATGCACATAGCGACAAATTTTCTAAAGCCCATAAATTCTGCGCTCGCTGAGTCTTCGATCTCCCCGCTAAAAATACGAGTGCTGAGGTCAAAGCCGAACATTTCTAAAAAAGTAACATTTTTAACGTGCTTCATAACCGCGTCGATTTTCGACTGGCTGAGCGACTCGCTTACTGGATAATACTCTTGTATTTCGGCTAGTTTTATGTTTTGAATAGCTGGCATATTTTTAAGTATTTTCGATGTTAGTTGTCGGCTCTTCGATTTCGAGCCCTATCTCTTTAAAAGCGTCCAAGATCTTAGCCGCTTCGAACTGGCAAGTCGAAGCCCAAAGGTTTATAGCTTCTTTGTACGCTTCGCCGCTGTTACCGAAAAGCCCCTCGCTCGGGTTGGCTAAGATCTGAGGGAAGCAATAAGCCGCAGTACAAATCTTTTTTCCTGCCTTGTCGTCTACGGCGTTGAACTTGTCTAGGTCTATGCTGTTGCCGATCTCCACTTTTTGGAAAATCTTAGAGATGTCTTCGTCGGTGTTTACGGTTATTACGTGGTTTGTACCGCTATTTTTAACGCTCTTAGCCTTTCTGAGCGCCCCGATTACCATGTCCGTATTGCTTACGGGCTTGTTGCCGTTTTCGTCTTCCTCCGTTGAACTTTCGGCGCCTTTTTTCATAATAAAAATGTTATTACCGAAAAGGGCATTATCCGCTGAGGCTGAAATATGGGCGGGCGCGTCGGCTTCGATCTTAAGCCACTTAAAAACGGGCACGAATACTGAGAGCTCGTAAGGCGCTGAGGTCGTATTATACTGGTATATCTGCCCCGCGAACTTCTTAAAACCTCCTGCAGCTTTTATCTGTGCAGCTAAAACCGTTTTATCGCTATTAAAAGCAGGATAGGTCTTTTTAGTCAAAACGTTGTAATACTGAGAGGCGCGGCCCGTGTCGTCCATTTCCTTAGCTCTGTAATACTTAGACGGGCGAAAGTGCGCCGCCTTGACGTTTAAGTCGCCGTCATACTCTACCCACAGAGTAAAAAAGCCGTACTTTATTTTCTCGTCTTTTATGCGCTCCCAGTAAGGCGTAAAGCTCTGTTTTAGGTTTGGCAGTTCGCAGTATTTTTTAAACATCAAAACCGCCATAGAGGCCGTCGGGCTGTCGCGGATCGCGTCGTCTAGTTGCTGGAAATAGTCGCCCTCTTCGACAAGTCGAACAAAGTCGGTTTTTTCCGTTATCGGTTTGCTTATAGTTTTTATTTTCATAGTGAAAAGACTTTTTAAAAAATAAGCCTATACTTATCGATAGGCTTATTTAATTTATTAGTTGACTATATTAGTCTAAGTCGTTAGCTACTTTCGCGGCCTTAGCCTCTGCGGCTTTTTTAGCAGCTCCGAAAAGCGGCCTAACTGGCTCTTGGCCGTCGGCTAAAAAGTCCTCGATGTCGCGCTTGTTAAACTCTGAGAAGCGCGTCGGCGCTACTTCGTGAACTTTCAAAGCGGTTTTAAGTTTTTCTAAAATAGTAGACTCTGAGTCTTTCGGGTGCAACGGGTATAAAACCGCGCCTTGTCCGTCTTCGGTCTTGTAGCTTACCGCTCCAATTCTCAACGTGAAAAATTTTTGTTTTTGCATGATAAGGAATTTTTTATACAAAGTGCTGAGGTCTTGCGTTTTACCGCAAGACGCGCAGCCCTGTGCATTAATTATGTACTGCCTAGCCTCTAATGGCAGGGCGTTGAACTCTTCGGTCGTCATTATGGTATAACTACGGTTTCGAGCCTGTTGTTAAACTGCGCTAAAGTCGCCGCGTAGGTTCCGTCTAACCAGTTCACGCCGTTAGGTGTAGCCTCTTCGCCGCCTGCGATACTTGTAAAAGTACCAGTTACGCGGTTTCCGAACTCTACCGCCGTAGCGGCTGGCACGAATTTAAGGCCGTTAGTAATTCCGAAAATATGGAATGTCGCCTCGGCGTTAATTACGCCTTTCATCGGGGCAACGATAGCCCATAAATTAGAATTAAGCGCTTTTACGTTCGCTTTGCCTACTGCCGTCTCGGAGTCTGAAACCACAACGGGCCCTACTGTCTGAGTAAACGAGTCCGCAACGCTTACACCCTCTACGACTTCATAGTTCGGGTTCACTGAGTTGTTAAGGAATTGGATCTTAACTGGGTAAAACGCCGAAGCCTCCAACGGGTAGGCTCCCGTCGCTGGGTCGATCACTTCTAAACCCGTTATTAAAAACGGGTTCGCAGTGTCTTTCGTAACGGCTAAGGCTTCAAGCCTTACCGCGTACATTTCGGCTTTTAAATTCAGTGCTACTGAGTCGCAGGCCTTGTCTATATCTTTTACCGTTCCGCAAAATGCCATAGTATGTGATTTTTAAAGATTAGTAAATTAGTAAGCTACTACATAATAGTCGCCTGCTACTGCTTCGGGCTGCTGGATAGTCGCCAACGTTGCCGCCGTGAACTTTCTTGTCGGCTCTACGAAGTCAGTCGAGAACGCCGTACCGTCGCCAATTGGAAAAGAGATCATAGGTAAACCCACCGTGTAGATAATACGGTGCGGCTGCTCTAACGCGTCCGCTGCTGGGTTGGCCAAGTCTTTTATCGCTGCCGTGAAATGCTCGTAATTTACGAACAGAGAACCTCTGAAAGTAAACGCTGGAAACGGCCCAAACTCGTTTTCTATTGTTGTGAAAGCGATCCCACGCAAGTTGTTAACGTCCTTTTCATCTAAAACGATGTTAAACATTTCGTCGGTTAGCCAGCCGATTTTCTCAGACGCTAAAACCATTTTTAAAGACGTGCTTTGCGCGTCTAAAACTTGTTTTAGGTACCCAATAACCTGCTCGAAAGTTAAAGCCATTTGACCCGCAAGAGTTAAAGCCGAGTTTTGAGCGATTGTAACGGTTGCAGGATTTTCAGATAGAATCTTTTTCCACTGCCCATTATCTTTCTTGTACGCAGGCAGTAATGCCGCGTTTTGCAAGTCAGCTGCAACGTAGTCTTTATCCCCTAACCAGTAGGTTTTCATCATTGAATAAGTCAATTTGATCGCCTGCTCGCGCTCTTTCGCTGAGATTAACGCCGCGGTCGGTTGTGGGTCTGCCAGCTCTATACCGTAGACTGCGCGCTGCCCGTCTGTCAAATCGGTTAAACAAATGTTGCAAGCTGCGTTCATTTGAATAGTGGTGTTTGTCAAAACCTCTGGCACCTCGCACTCAGTACCCGCAGAGCAGTTCGCCGCGATCACTGCGTCAGTAATAACCGTCGGGGCTTGCGTGTAGATGTTAGGCGTTAAAGTTACGCTCGTGTCGTACTTTCTTGTCGTTTCGGCTAAGCCTCTGATAAGGGCTTGCTCGAAGTGGCTCTCGTCTAACGAGAAGCCTACTGGCTGCATGTTATTAGCTGAAATCATATTATTTTAAATTGATTTTTGAAAAGTCGATTTTCTTCTTTCCGATTACTACTTGTTTTTTGTCGTCGTCGCCTGCTGGTGCTTTGTCGTCGCTGTGCCCCATTGTTGCTTTGAACTTTTTAAAGTCCTCTTGCATGGTTGCGATCGTTTCCGCCTGCTCTGCGATTTTTGCCTCGGCTGTTGCCTTGAACTCTGCTGCCTCCTCTAGCGCTTCGGCTACTGCCTGCACGAACTCGGCCGTCTCGGCGTTCATTTCTGCGTCTGCCTCCTCTTCGGCTGCTGCTGGCGTGTCTTCGGTAACTGCTACGACCTTACCGTTCAAAATGTCTACCGTGAACGTGCGACCGTCTACGGTCATAACGTGCGCGCCGTCTGTTGCGGTCACTGCCACGTCTTCGGCGATCTCTGAGGCGTCCCCGATTTCTGGAAAAATAAGCGTTTCGCCGTTGGCGTCGTCAATCTCCAAAATAGCTTTTGCAATGCGAGGCGCTTTCACTATTTTCATTTTAGCGAGCCTATCTCGCCAGCTTGGCGCGCCCTCCGCTTTTGCGAAAAAAGCCCCTTTTCTAATTTGTTTATTCATTGTGGTTATAAAATTGGTTCGTACTCTTCTTGCATTAAGCCCAGGTAGATTAAATCTTTACGGCTTAAAAAATTATCATTTTTACGCAGGATCTCAAACATTCCGTCCGCTATGCTGGTGTTTTCTTCCATTATCCTACGGACAAAAACGTCGTGGTCTCTCAAAACTTCAGCCATCTGCTCAACGTCGTCTAGGACTAGCCTGTCCGCAACTGTAAAACCCGAAGAGTGGAACATAAAACGGGCTGTATCGCTGCACGTTTTAATGTCGCCTAAAAGAAACAAAAACAGTCCCGCCGAATAGGCGCACTCGTCCACGTTAGTGATGATTAAAAAGCCTTTCTTTTTTAACCCTGAGATTGTCGCCTCCATTGCTTTTATTACTTCGGTATGCCCGCCTTGACTTTCAATGTCGAAAACTACGGCGCAGGGCTGTGTAAGTGTAGCGCAAAAAGCGTTAAAACTTTCTAACAGCTTCGGTGTGAAGTCTTCATGTACTTGAAATTCTACTATCTCCATTTTAGGCAAATATTTTTTTCCTCTTTCGCGTGTATTTTTGTTGCTAGTGGGCATCTGCACCTCGTGCAAACTAAGCCGTTGATCTCAACTATCTTTGATTCTAAAAACTCGGCGTAGATGCGCTGCTCTTTCTCGGGGCACGTTTGGCAAATCGCCGCGCGCCTTTGTTCCTCCTCGCCTATTTGCCCCTTTGTGTGTGCTTTTAAAGCTTGTAAAAAGTCCAGCATATAGATATAATTTAAAACAAAAAAGCCCCGACCGCGTAAGCAGTCAAGGCTTTTAAATTAGGTCTTCGAGTTGTAAGATGTTGTCCTGCATAGCTTCATACAGTTGAAAAGATAGAATAATTAAAGGCAAATATAAGCCTTTTTATTTAATACGCAAGTTTTTTAAAAGAAAAAAGGGTCCGTCGAATCAACGCGGGCCCTCCCTCCTTTCAATCAAAAATTAAAAACTTTTTTAAACTAACAAAAAAAAATGTGCTTTCAAGGCTGTAAAGATA